TTATGCCCACCTTAGCTTACATGCCACAGCAGCGTCCAATCCATCTTCGTTAAAGTAAACATCAATCGTAGCTCTTCCAGTTCCTAGGCTTATTGTACATGAACTTTCCCACGATCCTACTGGTGCGTTTACAGTAAGCCAATCTTTTATTTCATCGTGAAATTTGCTGAGATCCTCCAGAGAAAAACCGGAATGAATGCGAGGCGCTACTATTTCAACCCACCAACGTCTCTCACTTTCTTCCATATTCTTATTTCCAGGTCTTCATAATGATCGTATTTTCGTTTAGACGACCATTCATTCCTTTCGCAACAGCCTTGATATAGTCGCGCAGGATGATTTCGCAACGTTTCACAGTCTTATCGCGAAATCCTTCGATCTGCTTCTCTGGATTTCGAAGCGTTTTATGTGTGCTTTTCTCTTCGTCGTAGTTGTGGATGGTTGTGCCACGAATCTGTAGACCCTCGGAGTCTTTAGCGTAATAAACACCGATCTTTCTAGTTTTGGTGTTATAAACTAGCACACCTCTCGAGCCAATAATCTGTGCTGGATCGACGCTAACCAGTTTCAGCTTGGTATCCTGTCTATTAAACGAGACCTTTTCTGCTACTTTCGCAAGTCTAGCAGCTTTGCCTACTCGAGATTTGCGCGGCCTCCTAGATTTCCGAACAGTTTTGGCATTTTGGAAATATGTCTCAGCAAGACGCAGTAGCGAAGAATATTGTGTCAAATAATAAGACCACTTTTCCCTATCGCCAAAGCCTTCTTTAACCTCGCTAGCAGTATAATCCTGGTGTTCGTTAACAAGAAGTTTAAGATGCTCGATACAGCAACGCATTACAATGGGTTTAGGAGTATTCTCCCTTAACAGGTCGTATGCTGTATCGGTATTTTCCTTATATTCGCCGGTAAGAATCAGTTCTTCAAGATCGCTCGCAAGCCATCTCCCCAATTCTTCAGGAGTTGTCTCTTTTTTAACCACAACAGGTTCTTTTTTCGTATCTTCTTCGGCTAGTTTGCAGCCAATATTTTCAATCTCCGTCATTTTTTCAGAGACCCATCGGAATGTATCAGGGCTAAGCATAGCACCTTTATTCATTAACCAATAATATTGACCAATGCTCAAAAATCTCCAATCTTCAACCAGTGTAAGATTCTCAACGAGTTGGGGTTTCTCCTTTTTGTACCACTTAATGGTCTCATTTTTGAACAGAACAAGACGAGCCGCGCCATTTCCTTTGTAAGTCTCGTGAAAATGATCTCGACAAATTCTCATAAATTTGTCATAATTTGGATCGTCAGGACCAAACTGGTCCCAATCAACACGGGCTTCGATATCGTCTTCTAAACGCTTGACTTTTAATGAAACCATTGGTGCAGATCCTTCGTGATTAAACTGATCTTTGTACTATTATAATAGCATATTTCTCAAATCTGTCAACTAGTTATTTTATTATTGATTTTTTCGCAGTTTTTCGATATATTAACTATATTAACTAAGCGTTAAGAAATAACACAGGTGGAGCAAAACAATGACAGATACTGATAAAGATTTTTCCGATCTAACGTTTGAACAACGTGTTGAGTTTGTTAATAAACGGTTAGGAAATCAGCCAGGCAGAATTACAGATCCTCGTGAGCTTTTAAAGCTAACTGGTCAAACTATATATCTCGTGACATCGCCATTTGGCAAAGATCAAGATATAGGAACAAGTTTTACCCTTACGTGGGAAGTAGGGAGAGTTGAGGATCATCGAGGTAATCCAGTAACAGAAGATGTAGATTTATCATTTGAGGATGATCAAAAATATATTTGTTACGGATATAATGATAAGAAATCTGCTTTAAGTCTTAGAGATTTTAATATCGTTCCTAACAGCTATAACAACACGGCTGCGTTTGCTAGAAAGCAAGATGCTGATGCATATGCTATGTATCGCAAAATGGTGTTTGCTGAAGATGCTAGTATCGCCGAACTGGAAGGCGGTTATGCACATTATTTTAACATTGACGATATCAAACGACTGTTAAAGGCAGAAAAAGACAACAAATAAGGAGCCCATAAAATGCTAGTTGGCGTAGTAGGTTTTATGAACTGCGGTAAAGGAACCGTGGGCGAATTTATGGTTAATAATCATAATTTCAAAACAGACAGCTTCGCTAAAAGCTTGAAAGGTGCTGCATCAACTATATTTGGATGGGATAGAGAGATGCTTGAAGGCGCTACGCCAGAGAGCAGATTTCAGAGAGAACAAACAGATAGATTTTGGTCGCTGCGTCTTGATATCAAGAACTTTACTCCAAGAATGGGATTACAGTTACTTGGAACCGAAGGATGTCGCCATGTTCTCGGTGAAGATATCTGGGTTTCTACTGTAGAAAAACGATGGCTCGATGCAGGAAAGCCACATACAGTTATTACGGATTGTCGTTTTCCTAATGAGATTGATATGATCCGTGATAATAATGGTGTTGTGTTGCGCGTTAAAAGAGGCCCTGAACCTCATTTTTATCAACTAATGAACTTCTTTAATCGCGGACTTTGTGACGAAGATGATCTTAGAGAAATCGAAGTAATGAAATCTTGTAACTCAATACCACACGAAAGCGAAACCGCTTGGATTGGTCACACTGTCGACGAAGTTATAGAAAACAACGGAACTGTTGAAGATCTTGAACTTAGAGTTAGAGAGTTAGTAGAGAAGTTCACAGATGCGGATACGCAGTATACATTGAAGGTTTAATCGGACTTGACGAGAGTTAAATCTGTGCTATAATATAGTGTTATAGTTGCAGGAGATATTAAATGACACTAATATTAAAGAAAGCATCCACAAAGGTTAAAATGGCTATGCTTGCTTCTGGGGCTCTGTCAGCGAAACTCTTTATTCCTGGATGGCGCATGTCTATGTATCTTCGTCAAATAAAAGATTTAGATGATAATGAAGATTATATTGTTTCCATTGTAGTTGCTTATATGGATAACGTGCCTATCGGTGTTTGTATTTCACAACGTTGGTATCGTTATAAAAATCCATATATAAGCGTATTTGTGCGTAAGAAATATCGTAGGCTTGGTATCGGCACAAAAATGGTTAAACGAATGATGGGCAAGAAACCTGGATTTCGATATGAACGGGGAATAGAAGGTAGTGCGAAATTTTTTCAACAATGGCGAGCTGCTGTTGATTATAGTTGAAGAAGATTGGGGTTATTAAAATATGATACCTGAGAATGTTCCTTTTCTCGACAAGCTTGATGTCGATGTAATGTTGAGTGGAGGCGCAAAAGGCGCCGACACAGCATGGGGCATTGCTGCTAATAATGCAGGACATCAAGTAGTTCATTGGTCATTCGAAGGTCATAAGTCCTTTCATCCGGAATTTACCTATAAGCTTACTCAAGAAGAACTTGAAGAAGCAGACGAATATTTGAAAGAAGCAAATAAAACTCTCAAACGTAGTCTTCCCTATTCCAAACCGTGGATTATGAATCTTCTCCGCCGCAACTGGTATCAAGTAAAATATATTGATTCCATATTTGTTGTCGGCACTCTTAATCATAAAGCTGTTATTAAAGAATATTCAGATGGGAAAATGTATCCAAAAAAATATAAGGATACTATGGGAGTTAACGGCGGCACAGCATGGGCCTGTCATATGTTTATGGATCGATGGCACAAAGATAAAGAAACATATGAACCGTCAATAGAAGATAGTTTTTCTGCCAATCCTTCAAAATGGTTTCCCCCATACAATTTTACTTTTTGCGATCAAGAAAATGAACAGATTCTTCATTGGAATCCGCACGCGCATCATTGGGTTTCAAGAGAGAATAATTCGTGGCCTATTGAAAAACCACAAGGAATATATGCTGCGGTTGGAACCCGCGCTCTAAATGATTTTGGAAAAGCCTTTATAGAAGAAATGTATAATCAGTAATACTATAGTTTAATATTCTTTCCACTTCGATAAATAGTGTTGTTCACATTTATCGGAGTATTTTTATGAGTGAAACCCGACAAAATCTTGCAAACAGAATCATAACAAGATTAGCTGGAAGAATCATCGATCTGGAATTTGATCCAGAAGATATCGAAGAAATCATCCAAACAACGCTTGATATGTATCGTAATAGAGATTCAAATAGCGTTGAAGAAGGTTATTTTTTCTTAGAACTTCAAGAAGACAAGTTTGAATATACACTTCCAAGAGAAATCGTAGAAGTTAGAGAAATCTTTAGGCGAGGATTAGGAAGAACGCAGGGAGGTGTCACTTTTGATCCGTTCAATGCTGCATTTACAAACTTTTATTTGTTGGAAGCAGGACGCCAAGGTGGCCTCGCAACATTTAGATTGTTTACAGAATATCAAGAGTTAATCGGAACCCTTTTCGGAGAGCACGTTATGTTTGCGTGGGATACAAATTCAAAAAAACTTACTATTGTTAGGCATGTTCGTGGATCGGAGACTGTTCTTCTCTGGTCTTACTTCTTTAAAACAGATGACGAATTGATTGAGGACTTATACGCAAAAAGTTGGATTGTTGATTACTGTGTAGCTCGTGGAAAAGTTCTTCTTGGAGAGGGACGAGGAAAATACTCACAGATCGTTGGACCACAGGGCGGCACAACACTAAATGGCTCCGAAATTAAATCTGAAGGAATGGCCGATATCGAACGTCTTGAAGATGTGTTGATGAATTATGGTGCTGGCGGAGAGCCATTAGGTTTTTTAATTGGATAAATCAAATAAAAACAACAACTTAGGTAATATAATGTCAGAAAGCGCAGGCGATATACAAGAATATCTAAATATACTTCAAGGAAATCTTTCCAAAGAAAGTATTACTGAAAATCAAATCATTGATTTAGGTATTTCTACGGCTGGCGCGGAAATAGGCCAAACGTATGTTTTCGAAGAAGGTATTCGTTGGGCAAAAATTATTAGCGAAAAAGATGATCATTGGCAAATCGAGCATGGATTGCGTGAACACGAATCTGATGATGTTGATTATTTGTCCAAATATGATATGACTAAAATGATACGTTCTGGAGAAATGGTTTTAACGGAATTTGAAGAAAACGATTTAGATGAATTGTTTGAAAATTTTGACGAAGAATTTGAAGACGAATTTACAATTTTTATGGAAAAAGTAGATAGATATTTGCTTATAAACTACGATAGAGAAAGTATGGATTTTGAATATCTCTGGGAAGAAGCCTGGAAAGAAGATAAGCTCCCAAATGAAGCTGCTGACGAAGCAATAATTTTTGAAGGATAACTATGCCACGTTTATCATTCTGGAATAAGAAAAAACAAAATGACTGGAAATTTTTCGATCGAACCATTGCAGAAATGTTTCGTATTGGCGGCACCGCTTTTCTTATTCACAAATATATAGGTCCAATTAAACAAGGTGAAAGTGACGACTTAACACAGCCAACTATTATTGATCCACTCGAGACTACTATTCAAGATTTATTACTTTTAGAAAATAGAGATAGAAAATATGATAATGACATTTACGAACTTCGTGGCGTTTATAATGTCCAAGATAATGATTTTGATTTAAGTCAGTTTGGTCTTTTTCTAAGTGCTGATACATTGTTCGTTTCTTTTCATATTAATGATATGATTGATATTATGGGCAGAAAGTTGATGTCCGGCGACGTTATTGAGCTCCCGCATCTCTTAGATGATACATTGTTGAGTCAAGATCCAGACGAAGATTTCGGCCCAGTGATTCCAAAGCTTTATAAAATCGAAGACGCAAATCGTGCCTCAGAAGGATTTAGTCCAACTTGGTTTCCACATATCTGGAGAGTTAAAGTAAGCCCACTTACAGATAGTCAGGAATACAATGAAATACTTAATAAAAATGCTGCATCATTTAATGACAGCGGATTAGTAGATCCCGATGATCCAGGAACAACATTACGAGATTTGGTTAGCACATTTGCTGATGAGCTGAATATTAGCGAGTCGGTTATTGCTGAAGCGGAAAGACAAGTTCCAAATCGCAATCTTGAACACACACATTTATATGTTTTTGAAGAAAATGAAAGCGGACTTCCATATCTGTTTATGACAGACGGAGAACCACCAAATGGCGCAACACTATTAGGTTCAGGAACAGAGTTTCCAGATAATCCGCCCGAAGGAGCTTGGTTTCTGAGAACGGATTTTGAGCCAAATGTCCTATACAAAAGAGAAGGCCCAAAATGGCTACGTAAAGAAGTTGATTTCCGCAAGAAATGGCAGACAGCAAACAGAACATTAGAAAGATTTATTAACAACAGAGGTAAAACTAGAACCTCTGGTGGAATAATCGATAGCAAAGTTAGTGTTAGTAAAATAATTCCACATAGAAATCATCCAAAACCCGATATAGAATAGATTTCTTTCTATTTTAACAGCACATAATCATTAAATAGTATATAGGAGAAGATATTCTATGGACTTTTTTTATGATGAACAGATAAGAAGATTGATACTTCAAACAATTAGAATGTTTGGAGGTTTTGTAGTTCAAACAGGACTAGATTCATCAGGTGAAAGACAGATTAGACAAGTTCCAGTAAGATGGGGCGAACCATCAAGAATGGTTAGTCAGATTCTTAGATTAAACAGCGAAAATAAAATGCTTTCTACCCCTTTTATGAGCGTCCATATTACATCCGTTAATATGGCTCCGGATCGAAGACAAAGTCAAACTCTTGTTAGAACAGATTTAGTCGATGAGCGCGAATTTAATTTTGAAGAAGGAAAATATACAGGAGAGTTAGGAGATCGCTTTACTGTTAAAAGGATTATGCCTGTTCCTTATAACTTTACATTTCAGTTAGATATATGGACAAGTAATCAAGATCAAAAGATGCAAATTATGGAGCAGATTATGATGCTTTTCAATCCGTCCATTGACCTTCAAACAAGCGATAATCCATTAGATTGGACTGCTATTACATTTGCTGAAATGCAAGATGCGATAACCTGGTCAAGTAAAACTGTTCCATTTGGAACAGATGAACAAATTGACGTTGCAAGTATGCAATTTTTGATTCCATATTGGATTAATCCTCCTGCAGAAGTTACAAAAAGAAAAGCTATAGAAACTATCATTAAAAATATGAGATCCGTTGCTGAACTGCCAGAAGATGACAGTGATTATTCTTGGGAACAAGGTGATTTATTAGCACAAATAATCATTACTCCCGGAAATCATGTTATTAGTGTAGAAGGAAATGAAATAACACTTCTTGGTGAAGGTGGCGTTGAGCTTGACGAAAACGGCGATGTATTTTCTTGGGAAGCCTTGTTATTACGATTTTCAGATTTCGTTGAGGATTCTTCACAAATTATTGTTAAAAGAAAATTTGGAGATCCAGACGGCGTGACGGGAAAAATTTCTTTTACTGCCGCACCAAATATTTTAGATTGGGATATAAATCTTGCTACTTTGCCGGTAGATACATTAGATCCTATCGATGCAATTGTAAATCCAATGACTGCCGGCCCTGATGTTGGATTACCGACTGCCGATACTGGACAAAGATATCTTTTAGCAGAAGATATAGCAAGTCCTACTGTTCCGTGGGGAACTATTATTGCTAATGTCAACGATATTATTGAATTTGATGGAGCTGATTGGGTTGTAGACTTTGATAGTAGTGCTGCTACTTCTACCGAAATAATTACAAACACTTTTACAGGAAAGCAATTTCGTTGGAATACAGCAGAATTTGATTGGGAGCTTGCAGTTGACGGACAATATAAACCAGGAACATGGAAAGTGATATCGATACCGTTAATTTTAGACCCTGAAGACTGTCCATGATAAATACAAATAGACCAAATATTATAAAAAATGCTTTTAATAATAAATACTATAGTTAAAAACTACAAAGTTTTGGAGAGGAAAAAAATAAAATGGTATCTTTAGATTCCCCGGGTGTAGTTGTAACAGTCACCGATGAAAGTTTCTTTGCTGGTGCTACACAAGGAACTATTCCTCTGGTCGTTATTGCCACCCAAACAAATAAATCAAGTACAAATGATACTGATCCTAACATTGCCGCAATTGCTCCTGGAACATTACCAGAGAATGCTGGGAAATTGACACTTGTTACGGGCCAAAGAGAATTAATTCAGACTTATGGCGAGCCAATTTTCTTTGAAGATGCGGGTACGCCACGTCATGGAGATGAACTTAACGAATTTGGTCTACATGCTGCTTTACAGTATCTAGGCATTGCAGATCGCGCTTTTATTATTAGAGCAGATGTCCCCTCGGAGGAGTTAATCGCTAGTGATACTTCGCCGGAAGGACCTCCAGCTAATGGAACATATTGGTTCGATACAGCGTCAACCGAATTTGGCGTGTTCCAAGGTGATGGTGTTCAGTTTAATCATATTACTCCGTTACTGTTGGATCTTAATATTCCAGCATTGGATAATACAATTGTTGATGCACAAGGCGACGATGGCGATTTCGCTATCGATGTTGGAAACAATCTTTTAGGATTAGTAGAAAAAATCTCTGGCACATGGTACAGAGTTGGATCAACTGATTGGGTATCAGCTAAAGGCGGAACAGGCCCACTTATTGGTGGTGGTAACGGTCCGTTTACTGTTACTTATGCTCCACATACAGGTATCCCACCAACAAATGTCTTGCCACTAGCACATGATCAACATATTTGGGTTAAAACAACCTCTCCAAATCAAGGTGCTGATTATAAAGTTAAGCTTTTTAATTCTACCACACTTATTTTTACTGAAGTTTTCGCTCCATTGTTTTCTACGGAAGCCGAAGCTGAGACTTTTTATGGCGCAAATCTTGTTGCTGGTGTCTTGTTTGTTGATTATGATGACACAAATTCAACACATGTTATTAAGAGATTTGATGGCACTAACTGGATAGAATTAATTTTTGAAGCAAAATCTACTCCACCGACAAGTGATCCAGCAGAAGGAACATTGTGGTATAGCACTAACCTTCAAGTAGATATTATGGTTAGTGATGGAACTAACTGGCTTGGTTATGTAAATCGCTTCCCACTAACTGATCCTGGAGGAGTACAACTTGCCGCACTAGCGCCAACCACACAGAGTGATGCTTCAATACTTGTTGATAACGATTTGTGGCTCGATACAAGTGATTTGGAAAACTATCCAAAACTCTCTCGCTGGGATGGTTCTACTCTAGAATGGGTTTTGATTGATAATACAGATCAAACAACACCAGCAGGAATCATCTTTGCAGATGCTCGTGAAATTGGAGGTCCGGATGGAACAGATCCAGTTCCTGGTCTAACAAGTAATAATATTGATAATGATAGACCAGATCCAGTACTATTCCCAGCAGGAATGCTGCTCTTTAATATGCGCTTTAGCACATTTAATGTTAAAGAGTTTGTGATAGATCACACAGCAGAAGGAGTCGATAGTGAGACCCCAGGAACAGTTATTGGTGATCGTTGGGTATTAATTAGTGGATTAAGACCAGATGGAAGTCCATATATGGGTAGAAAAGCTCAACGTCGTATGATAGTACAAGCAATTCAGTCAGTTTTTGTGTCGAATCAAGACATTAGATCAGAATTTATTTTCTTTAACTTGATTACTGCTCCTGGATATCCAGATGTTATTGATGAAATGATTCTTCTTAATACTGAAATCAAAGAAGTTGCATTTATTGTTGGCGACACTCCTGCAAGATTGAAGCCAGACGGACAATCAATTCTTGATTATGCTGCTGATATTTCCGATGAGTTCGTATTAAATGGCGAAGATATTAGAACGGCAAGTGTTCGAAACTTTAATGTTGGACAATGGTATCCATGGGGTCTTGGAACGAACTTAGATGGTTCTGAAATTATGATTCCACCAAGTACAATTGCTCTTAGAACTATTGCGATTAATGATCAAGTTGCGTTTCCGTGGTTTGCACCAGCTGGATTCCAAAGAGGTTTGGTTACTAATGCACAGAGCGTTGGTTTCTTGAATAGCGAAAGCGAATTTCAAAGAGTTATTCTAAATCCAGGGCAAAGGGATACACTGTATCTTAACAATATCAATCCAATCAGCGATCAACCAAATCGAGGATTAGTTGTTTTTGGACAGAAGACTTTGGCTCCGCTTCCAAGTGCCTTAGATAGAATTAATGTTGCGCGTTTGGTAAACTTCTTGCGCTTCCAGCTTGAAGAACTTATGAAGCCATTCTTGTTCGAACCAAATGACGCAGAAACACGTGAATCTGTTACTGTTACAGTTGAAAGATTCTTGGGTGATTTGCTTGGTAAGAGAGCTTTGTTTGATTTTGCTGTAAGATGCGATGAAACAAATAACACACCAGAAAGAATTGATAGGAATGAATTATGGTGCGATATCGCCATTAAGCCAACTAAAGCGGTTGAATTTATCTTTGTTCCAATTAGAGTTCTTAATACTGGCGATCCTCTACCGTAAAGAAAAATAATACAAGATATTTTATATAGCCCGGAGTTTTCGGGCTATATTTTTTGATCGTAATTAAGTACGGTTTTAATTATTTAAGACCGAAAATAATAAATAACTATGTAATATTACTCAAATAATTTGAAAAGGATCAAATCGTGGGTACAATAAACAAGTTCGGAGTTCCTTTAGGTCCAGGCGGCGTTGAAGGCCGAGGCGGCATCTTACAGCCAAAGCTGAAATATCGCTTCCGTGTTCGCACGGTGTCTTTTGGACCAACTGGACCAAGAGAGCAAATTAATCTAACACAACAAGTAATGAATATTACTAAGCCAAAGATTTCGCAAGAAGAAGTCGTGATCGACAGTTACATTTCAAAAGCGTGGGTAGCTGGTAAGCATACTTGGGAACCAATCACACTCGTTGTCCGTGATGACATCACGAATGCAGTTAGTAGATTGGTTGGCCATCAGTTGCAGAAACAAGTTAACCATTTTGAACAAACTTCTCCTGCGGCTGGTGTTAACTACAAGTTTGCTACATTTATTGAAACAATGGATGGTGGCAATGACGTAGTACAAGAACAGTGGGTTCTTGAAGGGTGTTGGTTACAAAATGTGGATTATGATACATTAGATTATGCTGCCGGCGCAGATGTTCAGTTGATTACAATGACCGTGCGTTTTGACAGTGCAACTATGGTAGAAACATTCCCATTTGCACCAGATCTAACAAATCTTGGTGGTACATTGCTTTCTGCTCCTGTCGACACATAATAGAGGTTAACATATGGCCGGCAGAAAAAACTCGCCATTCTCATCGTCTGCTGGCGACCCGTTAGTATTTCGAGACGGACAGAGTGCTGCTCAAAATTTTAAGATAAGTTTACGTAATGCGGTATTTACGAATAATGCTCTAATACCTAAACCAAAATTTCTATTTTTTGTAAAATTTGTTCAAGCACTAAACAATTCAAATACGTTAGGGCCAGGTATTGCTGATACTAATAAGTATTCTGATCCATCAGAAGGAATTGTTTTTCAAATTAAAACAGTTGACAAGCCAAAATTTAATATAAAAACCGAAACACTTCATCAGTATAACAAGAAAAGAATCATTCAAACCCAGATAGATTATCAACCAATGACAATCACTTTTCATGATGATGTCAGTGATCATGTTATCCAGTTTTGGAAAGATTATTATGAATATTACTATGGCGATGCTAGAAAGACAGTTTCAGCCGACTGGCGCGAAGACATTGTCACGAAAAATTTTGATGAGGCCGATGGAACAGGGTGGGGTTATGTAGGTCAATTTGCTGGTGGAAATGCTAATAATAAGCATTTTCTTGAAAGGATAGAACTCTATCAATTCTACGGCCAAGAATTTACTGTGATTTCTTTTATTCATCCGAAAATTTCTGTATTTGATCACGACGCTAACGACTATGCTGATGGACGTGAAGGTCAAGGAATCAGAATTACATTCGATTATGAGGGCGTAATTTATAATTTGACAAAACAACAAGTAACTGATGAAAGAGCAGAGACATTTAACTTTAGTAATGAATATTTTGATATCGGAGCAGGAACGCCCGGCGCGGATATTCGAACAGATGGTAGGAAAGAAGATCTTGAGGACAGGACAAGCGGAGTCGCAGAACCATTACTAATAAATCCTGTACCAGAATCAGGAACAGATCGTTTAAGGCGACAGATTGATACAGCATCTCTTCTTTTATCAAATGCTGGAGGATCTGCTTTAGGCGGATCAAACTTTTCATTTGGAACTGGAGCATTTCAAGGATTAGGAAATCGTAAGGTAGATTTAGATACTCTTACTACTCTTGCTGGAGGAAGTCCTGCACCCGATTTAGTTCAAAAAGCAACAGGTGTAAAAAGTGCAATCGACAATTTTGGTAGAGTTCGTCGCCCAGGTTCTGGCGATGTAATCCAAAATTTAAGTGAAGTCACTAATACTGGAATTGATTCGACGACTGTATCAGAAGCTGCATCTATTTTGGCTGCCGAAAACGAATCAACAGAGATACCTTTAGGAACAGGACAGTCAACTTTAGTAACAAGAACGCAACAATCTTCGTTTAGTAGATCTTTAGGAACAGGAGCAGTAATAGCTAGAAAAGAGGGTATTATTGGTTCAGTGGCAACACAAGAAGCAACCCAAACTCCTAATAGTAAAGATGCTAACTCTTTAGTTACGCAACAGCCATCTGGAGAATATTTGTTAACTAATAGAGGTGCTGCTTCAATGAATGCTTTACGATCTCCAAATAGTGTTCTTGGAACAAGAACTGTAGCTAATGAATTTGAAAATCCAAATGCAGTGGATACAAATAAAAGATTACTTGCTGAGATTCGAGAAAGCGAATGAAGAAACCAAAATTTAGTCGCGGAGAATTCATACCAAAAAATCCGGAGAAGTACATCGGAACATATCCAATTATCTATCGTTCTTCTTGGGAATTAGTTTTGATGCACCGCTGTGATCAGCACCCAAATATACAAAAATGGGCAAGTGAGAGTATTAAAATTCCATATTGGAATCCTTATAAAAAAGGTGCTCCAGGGATTCCTAATACAATTTATATTCCAGATTTTCTTATGCAATATATAGACAAAAACGGAAAGCAACATGTCGATATTGTTGAAATTAAACCATTAAATCAAACAGTTAGAGAAAAGGCTCGAGGCACAAGAAACAAGATTTTATTGTCTATAAATAAAATGAAATGGAAGACCGCTCAAAAATGGTGTGCCGCACGTGGTTATAGATTTAGAATTATGACAGAAAGGGACATGTTCGCTCAACTTACAGGAACTAAGAGAAAGAAAAGAAAATGACAAAAAAAGTAGATGAATTTTTCGATCTGCCGCCTTTAGAAGACGCATTAGCAGAACAAAATGCTGATAAACTTGAATGTGAACTTGAAGAAGTGTCTAATACTTTAGTTAATCTTCCAAGAAACGCAGGAATATTAGCTAATGTCATGGAAGATCAGCACGACAGAGAAACGGAAGAAATAAGAAAAAAAGCAATTGCTTTATGTGATGAAGTTGCTGAAGTGGCAAGAAATGTAAATCCAGAACGCAGCGCCCGTTTATTCGAAGTTGCAGGACAGATGTTAAAAACTGGCCTGGATGCAGCAAATTCTAAATCAGAGAAACAGCTAAAAGCAGCTAAATTAAAACTTGAGGCGCGTCGTCTAAAAATAGATGATGAGTTGATTGGGGAAATTTCGCATGGAAAAGTAATACTAGCGGATAGAAATGCACTTTTAAAACAATTAGTTGCTGAATCTAGAGACAATATTGTTGATGTAGAGCTAAAAGAAGACTAATCAAATAGTTCGTATTTAATAAATACAAGTGTTATAATTAACTAGTTGAGGATGTTTCTTCTAATGACTGTAAAATCATTTAAGGATTATGTACAAGAACGCGAACGAGAGTATAATCTGCGTATTAAGACAGTTGTCCCTCTCGACGATCAAGAACTTGAATATATGGAACGAGTTCTTGACAAATACGTCTTGAGAGATATTACCAAACCCGTGAAAACTATTCTACAAAAACATCCTTTAGATTTTAGAGATCTTACTAACGTTGAAGTATGGATAGTAGATATTGTTACTGCGCTGCCAGTCAGTGCCTATGTTCTACAGCAAGAACTAAAATTAGCATTAAACATTCCGGAAAAATATATTGTCGTTAGAAATGCCAACGATCCAAAAGAGGTAGAAACTCAGAGGATGGCTGCTAGAGATGAAATTGATATGGAAGCAATGGAGCAGGGATTAAGCCCAGCACCACGTTTAAGTACAAACAGTGCATATGATGACGATGAACTAGGAACACTCGAAGATCCAGTTTATGGAAATGATTACAATTCAAGATTTCTTGAAGTGCTCGCACAAGTATCTTCTGATCGTGACGAATTCCTAGTAGATGTAGAATCCACGGAGCTGGACGAAGGAGGAACCGTCTTAGATGCTGATGATGTTGCTCCACCAAATGCTTTTAATGAAGATATTGTTGATGCTCCTGAACCAAAATATTCAATTTATGCTGAAACTTTAAAAAATCTTCGAAAAGAAGGAAAGATTGGACAAGCACGTCTTAGTATCAGAGCAAATTATGACGATGATGAGATAAAACAAACTAAAAAATATAATAAATATGGTGCTGACGGTAAAAAAGTAGCTGTTGTTACTGTTAAAAACGAAAGAGAAGGCATCCGTAAAAAGAGCTAATCAAAGGGTTATAAGCAATGGACAAAATTAAAGATTTAAGAAAATCACTAAAGATTTTAAGAGACTTAGAAGCTTCTGAAAAAGAAATTCTTGAAGAAGCAGTTTTCATAGAAGATGGTCCACTGGATGTAGATCCACTTTCAATGGGCCCAGAAACTCGTGTGGAAGTTTCTTTTAAAGATGGTGACAATATAGAAGTAGAAGTTTATGCCCAAGGAAACGAAGAGTTAAAGAGACTTATGGATTTGGCAGGTATATTCCACAAAGATAAACAAAGTGGAATGGTTAGTCCTCCTGTTTCTGATATGGCTCCGGATGCTATGTCCGTAGAGCCAGCTCCAACAATGGATTTAGGAGAACCAGAAATAGTGGCTCCTGATGCGATGGGTATGGAGCCAGATCCAATGGGTATGGAACCAGATCCAATGGCAGATTTAGGAGCATCGGGGCCCGAACTTGATCCGGCAACAATGATGGCTCCTACAGATAATGAGCCAGTTGGTGCAGGCCCACTAGCAGATCCAGATGGAATGGATTCAATGGGAAGTCCAATAGACATGCCTGGTGTAGATGTTCCAGCCGACACTCCTGCTGATATGACTCCAGATATGGACGCCGATATGGCTCCAGATATGGGCGACGAAATGGGTGCTTCTGACGAAATGGATTTCGAAATTCCTGTAACTGATGATCTTGATGTGTTTGAGGATGACTTAGAAGAAGGAGAAAACGTGCTTGCTGGAAAAAAGCACGATTACGGCTTTCCTAATCCTAATCTCGGACAGGAGCCGTATGAACTTACAGCACATGATTTTGTCGGAGGTGCAGGAAAACCTGTAAGATTTGTTCCGGCTCGTAGTGGTGACAATGCGATGGTAGATGTAAGTCACCAAAGAAAAGGAAAAGGCTTAAGAGAATATATCTCTGACGTCGAGATTCAAAAAAAAAATCTAAATGAAGTTGATCCTGCAAAATTTGGAGAATTAGTAGCAAAGGCTATACCAAGAAATCTTTCAGCCCCAAAACTACAAGCAATTGAAAAAACCGCAGACGAACTTGAAAGAGATTATGCATCTAATCCAGCCGCTATTCGAGATATTAATCCTGCTCAAGCAATGGAACTAGTTACTTCGGATGATGAAGTACAACGTGTTGGATTTTCCAATGCTGACGATAGAGCAGTAAATGATATTGTAGGTGATATTGAAGACGAATTTGATGAAGCAACAAAACGTCGCTATTCGTTTAAACAAAATATTCTTCCATTTCAAGGTCTTACAGGTATTCAAAGAATGAAGAGAACTGCCGCAAAAGCAGCAAGTAGGTCCATAAAGAGGAGATAAGAATGACAAACATTTCGAAAGAAATGCGGAAGTTAATGGAAACACTTGGAGAATACGAAGTTGACTCACCAGTAGGACCAAAACGCAAAGAAGATCCACTAAGCCATGTATCTCCTAAACGCGGAACCAGTCATGTTGTAAAAAAAGAGCATGAAAGAGTTGCTGATGAGACTATAAATCATATCAATGCTGTTCTTTCTTATATTGATAAAACAGAAGAGTTAGATCCTAGAGTAAGAAGTCAGATACTATTAAAGGCAGAAGAACTTGTTCAAAAGCTCGCATGAAGATTTTAAAAAACAATTTAGTGACGATTACCGATTAACAACAATCGAAATAACATATAGATTGCCAGATTATCATTCTATCCTACAAGAATTTCTTTGGCAAACATTAGATCGACCGCCAGAATACCCAAGAATGTATAAATTTTTGGATTACTGGATTAAAAACATAGAAGCCCCAATTTATAGTGTTAAAATTGCGAGTGTAGATATTATTTTGCCAGGCGAATATAAATTAATCGATCAAATTTACAAAATTTAAACAACAATAAGGATAAAATATGGCTGCACCAAGACATACGGTGGATACCTCTTTAGTTAAAAGAGGTCACACCAAAAACAAATATGACATTTACAAATTACAAGAACTGAAGAAATGTCTTAATGATCCCATCTATTTTTTAGATACACATATGATAATCCAACATCCAACAAGAGGTGGAATACCTTTTAAGATGTATGATTATCAAAAAGAATTAGTAGATAATTACGCAAATAATAGATTTGCTATTGCATTGCTTCCCCGGCAGAGCGGCAAGACGACGTGTGCTGCTGGATTCCTTCTGTGGAAAGCAATGTTCAATGCTGATTCAACAATTCTTGTGGCTGCTCATCAATACTCAGGTGCGTCAGAAATTATGCAGAGAATTCGTTACGCATATGAAGAACTTCCAGATTTTCTTAGAGCTGGGGTAATGGAATACAACAAAGGATCGATTACTTTCGATAACGGAAGTAGAATAATTTCACAAGCAACAACAGAAAAGACAGGACGTGGTTTGTCCTTGACACTTATCTATCTTGATGAGTTTGCGTTCGTTGAACATAGAATAGCTCAAGAGTTCTGGACTTCATTGGCACCTACTCTAACAACAGGTGGTGCTTGTATTATTACATCTACTCCAAATTCTGAAACAGATCAGTTTGCTGAAATATGGAGAGAAGCAAATAACACAATTGATCCGGAGACAGGATTAGAACGCGAAAATGGATTAGGTTCCAATGAATTCAAATCTTTTACAATTGATTGGAAGCAAGTTCCTAGAGACGAAGAAGATGAAGATTTTGAAGCAAAAATGCGAGCTCAACTTGGCGATGATCGTTGGCTTCGTGAATTCGAATGCGAATTTATTTCATTCGAAGAAACTTTAATAGATCCAATACTTCTTAAAAGTATAAGAGGGCAAACACCAAGTCATATAAATGGTAGAACTCGTTGGTATTCTCCAATTCTGCCAAATAGGATTTATGTAGTTGCTCTTGATCCTAGTATGGGAACAGGAAGCGACAATGCAGCGATAACAGTATGGCAGCTTCCAGAATTTATTCAGGTTGCAGAATGGATGCATAATAAAACAGAAGTTAGAGGACAAGTACGAATTTTACTTGATATATTAAATGAAATCAATACAGAATTAAAAGATAATCCTGAACACGAAGGAAATACAGAAATATATTGGTCAGTAGAAAATAATACTTTAGGTGAAGCTGCTCTTGTAGTTATTGAAGATACTGGTGAAGATTTATTTCCTGGAGATTTTGTTCACGAAGCAAGAAAGAAAAGAAAAGGCTTTACGACTACCCATAAATCAAAAATTGAGGCATGTGCCAGATTAAAATCTCTAATTCAAAGTAGAAAAATGGAAATAAGATCTATTCCGTTGGCAATGGAATTAAAATCATTTGTAAGAGATAATCGCTCATGGAAAGCTAAAGCTGGAGAAAAAGATGATTTAGTGGCATCGTCCCTCCTTTCAATTCGTATTATTGATGAAATCCAAAATTGGGACCCTAAGGTCTATGATCGTCTTGCAGAAATAATTGAAGTAGATAATCAAGACGAAGCTCCATTGCCATTTATTATCGCGTAAAAAGATAAATAATGTAGTTATATAATTGAGTGGTATAGTACATGACTATTCCTTATGAGAAAATAGGCAAAAAAATCTATGATATTTTGGCCGCCGCGAACTACAACGTTGAAATGTTTGATAATCAATCAAACAAAACCTACGACGTTGAAATTGCTCGAAAGTTTTTCATTGTTCCGGGCAATAGTATGGTATCCATACATGAAAGCGATGATGACGAAAAAGCTAAAATATCAGTTAGTTTAAGTCCTGATGTTGATATTGCGATGTTCGAACAAAATGTAGGAAAAGCTTTAAAACATATTGCTGCAAAATATGGACGGAATATGGGATACAGTATTAGAAAATTTGGTCATGAATTACAGCCACGTGATTTTGCCCATCAAATTAAAAAGGTAGAAGAGGGATCTGCTATGGTTAACAAGACAGTTAGTGAAGCAAAAGTAGCAATGACAGGAACAACTCGTTCAAGTTATCAAAGAGTTGGCGAATGTAAAGTTATTATTAGGCATACCGATAAAGTAAACGAAGATAAATTTGGAGCTCGTAGTAGAAACATAAATGCAATTTTCGTTGAAACAAAAAACGGAGAACGTTTTAAAGTAGCTGAAAATAATTTACATGGTGCCCGTGCAATGGCACGTCATTTAAGTAATGGTGGATCTCCATTTGATACTGTTGGCATAAAAGTTTCTAGTATGATGGAAGAAATGTCAAGTTTGAAAAATATGATGGCAGAAGTAAAATCTATTGGTAAAGATGAACAGCTTGTTGAACAAAGTAGTGACCTCGCAGGCAAAATCAGAACTCGTTTTATTGGTTTGCGTGAAACATTAAGAAAAATGTCTGGAAAAGTAGGATATTTTAGACAGACTTCTGATCTTACCGAAAGTGAAGATTTGGATGAATATGAGATCACATCATTTGCCCCAGATAGATTAAGAGGAGCCGTTGCTGTAACCCCGCCAATGCAACGAGGCGGAAAATACACTGCTGGTGATAAAGAACGCATGAAAAGAGAAGCTGCCGTTCGTTTTGCCAATAAACGTGGAATGTCCGTTTCTGCTGATGACATTGAAGCGTTATCAAGAATTTTAAGTTCTCCTGCATTTATGAGTTCCCAAGAATACAGAGAATATGAAGCAAAAGTTAATGAAGGATTAAACGAATATACTTATGATCCTGAAGGTGAACCGGAATCCGGAATGGATAAAGGACCAAAAGCACCTGAAACTTATTCAAGTCCTGCACAAGAACTTATGTTCAAAATGCAAGATACTTTAGCTCCTCCATCTGAACTAGATCATCCTGAATGGGTTCAATGGTCAAGGGCAAGTGAAAATCTTGGAAATGTTTTAGGAGATCCAGAACATAATCAACTAAGTAAAGATGATATGCTTGTATTGTTTAATGCCGCAAAAAGTCTTGGCGTAAACATTCGCAAGGCGTCAACTGAAAGTATTGGATTTGGTGAATCAATCTGGGAAGATAAAAATGTAGATGGCGAAACGGACGTCGAAGAGAAATCCGTAGATACAAAACCAAAACCAAAAGAAGATGAAGTTCCTAATATGATACAAGCTCCAGAATACGATCGTCCTACTGGAAAGACACATAAATTAGTCAGAGACAATTCCGAAGGTCTTCATTCTGTAAATTATTATAAAGAAGGTGTTGCTCCAGAAGAGACAATGCTCGAAGAGTGGTTTGATCAAATGGCTGATGTAGAATTTTTTAAAGAAGAAGAACTTATCATCGAAGAAGATAAAACTCCAAAAGTTGAAAAAATTCTACCAGAGACTGCTTTACATAGATTAAATCTTTATGTTGGACATCCGCTATTTGAACGATATGTTAGTTATTATGAAGAACGAAAAATGTTTGACGATATTTTAAATCTCGTAGAAGAAGATTCTAAACTTTGGAAAATAATTAGCGAAACCCGCCAAAAACTTACCGAATTTATGTGGGGCGATATGGACCCACAAGTAATAGAAGATGCGGTCGATAAACTAAAAGATTTAAAAGCCGAAAGAAGAATTGGCATGAATGATGCGATTGACAAAGTAGCGCAAGAAATTTCTGATGGTTTTCTTGATGGATCACCAGAAGCTAAGGAAACAGTTACTAAAGAACTGCGAAAAAGAGCCGAAGAAGAGGGTCTGATAGATAGCGATTTTGGTGGAAAGTTTGCTGACGCTGCATTAAGCAATAATGAAGTTATTGCTGGAGATAAAAACGAAATCGACGCTGAGCAATATTACGGTCCGGCAAAATTCGGCGAAGCCGATGCTCCAATGGATGCCGGAAGGAGTCGTTATACTGCTACTACTCCTCCTGACTTCGGTGATAGTGATGGTCCTCCAGAAGAACTTGAACCTTGTAGAAAATGCGGTGATCGCCATGAAGGACCGTGTCCGTTGTATGATGCCGAAGCTGGATTAAGACAAGTCGGCAACACAGAAATTCAAGCAATTTGGGGGACTCCGGATGTTGAAACAAAAAGACAGTTATCTTTGGAATTGATCCAAGATTTTCATTTTAAAGATCAAGCTTCGAGAACACTGGAAACAAACAAATTAAATGCAATGGTAAGACCAGAACAATTTGATAGATGGGCATCAAATATGCTTCTACATGGCGAAGGGTTAGGATTCGGAACAGGTCGCGGCCCACGCAGAAGAGAAAGTATCGAACATGATTCTGATCTTGCAAGAATAAGTGAACTTGCGGGTTTAGAAACAAATGACGTAGAAGAAGATGCGGCTTCTGAAAAAAAACTAGGGCGGCGCAAGGCAGGAAGTTACGGTAAACCTGGTTCTAAACAACAAAAACGAATGGCTGGTAAATCAAGTCGTCGAGCAGGAAAAGAGGACATCAAAGCTGGACTTAAGAAAGAAGATTTTGGTGCGTATCCTGATCCAGAAGATGGTGGTGATGTTGATACTGGGACATATGGTAGAAGAATGAAACCTCTGCCATTACATCCAGATGAGAAAGAAGAAGATTTCAACGCGCATACAGATGAAAGTGTAGCTACTTTTGATAATATGCCATTGTTATTAGATCAAAAGAAGGAAGAATCCACTGATGAAAGTATAGCCACTTTTGATAATATGCCATTGTTATTAGATCAAAAGAAGGAAGAACCCACCGATGAGCCTGAAATTGCCGAAGATTTCAGCGATGAAGCTACTCTTAGTAATATGCCAACCTTGCTAAAACAAGCACCTGAAGAACCCACTGGTGAACCCGAGCTTTCCGAAGATGGTGCAAGAATAATTCAATTGGCTCGTTATCGCAATTAAAGTAAACTTGAAATAAAAGTAAAAAACTTTCGACTTTGTCGGAAGTTTTTTATTGACTTCTTTTTTCCATTACTGTATATTCATACTATAAATACGGCGTTAAAACACGTTTTATTAACAATTATTATAAATAGTTATAATAGAGGTAAGTGATTTCCTTTATATTGCAGAATGAACAATAGTTCTGAGTGGGATTAAAGGCCTTCTTTTTAACTAATACAAAACAAATATTTGACTAATAGGAGAACTAATACAATGTCAAACAAATTACAAGAACTACGCGCAAAACTGTTAGAAAAAGAATCCAGACAAAACAGTTTTACTTCAGATAATGCCATTTATCCATTCTGGAACATTCCATTTGATACTACTGCCATCCTACGTTTCCTTCCGGACGGAGATGAAACTAACGATTTTTTCTGGGTAGAGCGTCAGATGATAAGACTTGCGTTTCCTGGCATCGTTGGTCAACCAAACCCTAATAATAAGGATATTTTTGTTCAGGTTCCTTGCATGGAACTGTGGGGTGACACTTGCCCTGTTCTTACAGAAATTCGTCCTTGGTTCAAAGATAATTCTCTAGAAGATTTAGCTCGTAAATATTGGAAGAAGCGTTCTTATATTTTCCAAGGATTTGTTCGTGATAATCCTATGCAAGAAGATGACGGACCAGAAAATCCAATTCGACGCTTTGTCATTAATCCAAGCATTTTTGATGCTATCAAAGCTGCACTAATGGACCCGGAAATGGATGAAATCCCAACCGATTACACCGCAGGAACAGACTTTAGACTTACGAAAACGAAGCAAGGAGAATGGGCAAATTATGCAACATCCAGCTATTCTCGCAAAACTTCCAGCTTAACAGAAGCAGAAATCGAAGCAGTTGAAAAATATGGACTGTTCAAGTTATCTGATTTCCTTCCAAAGAAACCAGGAACCGATACTGTTGATGCAATCGCAGAAATGTTTGAAGCATCTGTAAATGGTGAACTATATGATCCAGAAAAATGGTCAAACTTCTATAAGCCTGCTGGATTTAATAATAACTCCTCTGTAACTTCAAAAGTTACTCCTAATGTGACTTCGTCAGTCGCATCTACGGTTTCAGAATCTCCCGCTGAAACCACATCAACAGAAGTCGTGGAACCCAAGACTGAAACTCCGCCTGTAACGACTTCTGTTGATACCCCGAGCGAAGAAATAAGAAAAAAACCAGATGATATCCTTGCTGATATCAAAGCTAGGGCTGCTGCCCAACGGGGATAACAAACTTGAATATGGGGCGCGTTTATCGTGCCCCATATCTTTCATATATGAGGAGTAAAAAATGACAATAAAAATACCCATACCAGCTAGACTGGATGATGTATTAGAGAATAATTTGAAAAAAGTTAGAATATGTCCATATTGTAATGATACATATGTGCCTAGGTATCGTGTTTGCACACTAAATCATTATCCCGACACGACGCCAGTCATACAAGAAAAGTGGTGTCATGTATACAATACATGTTTGTCATGCGAAGAACAAGAAATTAGACTTTTTCAATTTATGAATTATAAAGAACCGTCAGAATTTGAATTAGAAAAAATTGTATCTCTTAGACCTGAATATCCATCATCAAAAAACTATCAAAATACACCAAGTAAACTTCTTGATCTGTATGAGAAAGGTTGTAAATTACTTAGTATAGATGAAGAGGCTGCCGCTGCTCGATTTCGGGTTTGTTTAGAAGCAATTTTAATAGAACAAAGTTATGTAGATGGTGATCTAAATAAAAAAATTAATGATGAGTTATTGATAAAATATATACAGGAGCATCCGGATCATTTTTTATCTGAGATAGGAAAACATTTCTCTCTCACTCCTCAAACGATTTTTTATGCTTTAAAAAGACTAAAAATTACACGAAAAAAAAGACTACTTTCTATAAGGAAAGAAATGAAGAAAAAAGACAAATCTTCAGGCAAGAATTGTTAAAAATTCCAGTTGATCAAAGAATTTATCTGGATGAAAGTGGAGTTAATGAATATCTCTATAGGCAATATGGCAGAGGTTTTCGAAATCAAAAAATTCTTGGAGAAGTATCGGGTAAACGTTTTGCAAGACAAAGTGTAATTTCCGCTCTCTTTAAAGGAAAATTTCTATCTCCAATGTGTTTTGAAGGAACGTGTGATACTATATTATTTAATATTTGGTTAAAGAAAGTTTTAATTCCTAAGCTTAGTCCTGGACAAGTTCTAATTCTTGATAATGCTAGTTTTCATAAATCATCTGAAAGTAAAAGATTAATAGAAGCTGCCGGATGTAAACTTTTATTTCTTCCTCCATATTCTCCTGATTTAAATCCTATAGAAAAATTTTGGGCTAATATGAAAAATAAAATTAAAGAATTGCTACCAAAAGTTAAAAAGTTTACTGATGCATTCGATGGAGCAATATTATCAATGTAAATTTAAACCACTATATCATTTAGTTGTAAAATAGAAAAAGAGATAGAAGAAAAAAAAGAAGGTTTAACAATAGGGATAGATAGAGGTATAGCAACATTTGCAAAATGTTCTAATAATACAGATATACCAGCGCTATCTCCATT